AGCTGTCCCTGTTTTTCAGTCAGCTGGAAAACTGGTCAAAGAAACATATCATTTCGGACACACACCCACCACTTTGATCTTTTCCCGAAGCGACAAATGGACCGACGTTTACATGAACAAGCTAAAACCTTTTAAGGCACGCTACGTTGCTCAGATGGACTTTTCGCTTGTTTCATTTGGTCCAACCAAACCTCTCCTCGATCTCGTGACTATGGCTGGAATTTTTTCCATACCAATAATAACCAACCTTATGGTGTTATGTCGCACCACTGATATGTTTATCGGTTTTTCGGCAATTACGAACATAGTTGCGATGACCGGAGTCATGGCCCAACACCACTTAGCAGATCTTCAGAAACGTGCCACAGGCTGGTTCTCGCAAACCAATTTTACCTGGGTTCCATCCGCAGCGACAGTCGTCCTTCTCCTGTTGTTTGGCGTTGGGAAAGCCGTACAAAATATAGCACCCACCGCCTTGCAAAGAGCATTTGCAATGGGTACCTCTTTAGCAGCGCTAACATCACTATCGACAGTTATGCACAGGACTTGGAATGAGCTATTCCCTGTTATATATGAGAAAGTCCATGGTGAACCGTTAGTTTTGGAGGAATGCCTTGTGGCCTCAACAAAATTTAAAACGCTAGTTGAGAACATGGAGATATTCGAAGCGGAAGAGGGAGTCGAGAAACTAAGAACATCTCGCTCGCACTGTGAGAGAGTGATGGAAATGTGCTCGGATTTGCAAAGGTTATATAAGGACGCTGATTTGCGCAGAGTACGAGCCTTTACACCAGCAGTTCGCTACATCGAGCGCACTTTAGATGAATGGAAACGACTCGCGCTAGCTTCGGCACACAAGGTGTCCCAATCGCGCGTTGAACCAGTCGTCATCCAGCTGTACGGTGAATCAGGCATCGGTAAATCTACTTTAGTTGAAGTCTTGGCCCAAGACGTCTTATTTGACCGCATTACATGGACCGGACCCGATGATACTATTGCAAACCACATCTTTACACGCAATCCAAGTTCATCCTATTGGGACGGCTATACAGGACAACAAGCACTTCTTTTAGATGATTTTATGCAGCTGGTGGATACCCCAACCAACCCGAATCCTGAAATTTTAGACATGATCCGCATGAAGAACACCGCGCCTTTTCCATTACCCATGGCGGAACTATCCGATAAAGCAAAAAGCTTCTTTCGATCTAAGCTTGTTGTCGTCACTACCAACACGCTGAATTTCGACGCCAAATCTATCACATATCCGCAAGCGCTAGCCAGACGCATAGATGTAAAAGTGCGCGTTGAAAGAC